CATCTGCAACGTTGATTTCCAATACTGGTGCACCTAATTGCCTTTTAGCATAGGTAATTAATTCTGATCTGGTGGATGGTTGAGCCATTTATACTATACCTCTATCCATATTTATAGTGCGGAGATTGACGATATGCCAGGTTGAACAAGAATGTTACCGTCAACTAATCTATAGAATGTATTTCCAGAGCTAACAATAACATCATATACATATCTACCTTCTTCTAAAAGTTTGGTTTGTGTTCCACCTAAAGATATACGAATCTTTCCATCAAGAGCACTTGTAAATCCGACAGCAAAAGTTGCTGCAGGAAAGGCAGTCGATCCTATAGAAACACTCTTAGTCATCTGAGATGATCCAGAATATCCTTCAAGACTGAACGCAGTGTTTGATGTTCCTACAACTTCAAAGTTACCTTCAAAATTAGCACCACCAAGCATGGAAAAATTTGCTGCATACGCAGCACCAGCTTCTGGATCAAAAGTAATTTTTTTAGTTGCCATTTACCAACTCCCTTAGTAAAGATTTAATCTCACCTATTTCACTTTTCAAATTAGCAAGATCCTCTTCAACGGTCAAAGATTTCTCCTTTTCCTTTTTACGTTTTTCACGACGAGTAACATATTGTTGGTATTCGTTTTGATTAGTATTAATGATTTGGTCAGTTCTTGAATCTCTAACTAAATCATTATTACCCTCAACTCGTATGTAATTTGTCATTATGCTAAAGTAATAACTCTTAAATTAGAAACTCTAGGAACATAAGTTTGATTTGTTGATGATAAAACAAATTTCACTCTGTAATATTTAAATGGTGGAAGATTTTCCATATTAAATTCATACTCTCTAAATGATACTTGATTACTTGCAAATCCTCCTGTATCAGAAGATGGAATAAACCTATCAGATCTACCATCACTTTCAGCAGCACTAATAATTTGACCTTGATCATTTAAATTTTTATAGCCAGGAAATGGTTCAAATATGGGATCAAAGTTAGGAGTAGAACTAATTGCAAAGAGTGCTCTTATATCAGAGAATTCGTTAATATGTGCATCAAGCATTACTTTAATAGATGATGCAGAGTTTGCTAAAGAATTTTCTCTAGAAACGTATTGGAATGATGTTGGATCATCAAATAATTTGTTTACTCTAGAATCAGTTTTGTAATTAGATATAGGAGCATCTACTCTATTAGATACAAAAACAGCACTCATTCTTTGCAAATCTATAACAGGAGATAAGTTTGGATCAGTAGATTCTAGTGTGAGTGTCATATTAAATGATCTATTTCCAGGTCTTGAATCAGGAACAGACTGAGTAGTTTCATTAATTCTAGATGCGATCATTCTAGGTGATGTTAAATAATTTGACCTATTTAATGTCACAGGTTCACTTCCAGCATCTAAGAATGGTAAATCTGTTCCTTGACCCATTCCATTACCAAGACTTGATGCTGATATTGTTTGAATTGCAGCAGATACACTAGTACCAGGAACAGTGACATGAGCTACGTTTGGTGAAATAATTTGGAAAGGAATATTTTGAGTTGCATTAGCGACATATCCACCATCTGTCTTAGTATCATTGAAATATAATTTTGGATTACTTGCTGCACTTGCATCACTTTTTCTGTTTATTTCTGAATAACTTGAATTTTCTGCAATAGAGGCAGTAGCACCAGTATCTAGTTTAAGAGTGTAACTATCGAATGTAATTGGATTTGGATCTAAGTCAGTGACCTCACTCATTAAATGAGTTTTATTAATTCTTGACAGAGATACACCACCCAATTCATACTTACGAACTGGCATTCCCTTCCTATGTGTTTTCTTACTACTTCCTCTTGTTATACCTGTAATTGATCCACCAGAAGCACCAGTATATTTGATTATTTCACCACCTATCTCTAATAGGCCTGGGTTTGTTGCTCCGACAGAAACATTCTCAAATGTTGTGAAATTATCAGTGCTTTGAACTGATATTGTTGAAGTAGAATTCTTACCATATTGTAATGATAATTTAGTTGGTTCTACATCAGACATAACACCAGTAATATTCACTCTATTTTGTTCATGGTGCATACCATGATTTCTATGATCAACGGTGAAGTGTAATCCATCACTTACATTTGTGATCTTTTCCAACCTACAACTTGCAACTCCTGAAGTTGTGTGTGTATTTAATGATGTTGTTATACCAGTAATTGGATGTGTGTAAGTCATTGTTCCATTCAAGGCAAAATCTCCTTGAACATTATCAACTATCAATTCATCTGTTCTACCAATTGAAACAATAGAAAGTCTTGCATTTCTACCAACAGCGTTATTTCCAATCGTTCCTATACCAAGAACATCACCTTGTTGGAATCCACTACCAGAAGTTATAATTCTAGCTGATGAGATTCCTCCATCAGTAACCACTACATCAGCAGTCATAAAGTCTCCACCAGCAGTTATATTGGTAAGAGCAACACCTACAAATAACGAACTTCCAGATGCAGGAGTATAACCTAAACCTGCATTAACGATACCCATTGACCCAGTTCCAATACCAGCACTACCTACAAAATTACCAGAGGCATTTGATGCGGATGTAAAGGTGTTAGTTCCATCAGTCACGGTTAATTGATTGATAGTATTTCCTAAAGTAAGAACGGTGTCTGTCAATGGTGTTCCAATACCCAATCTAACTTTTTTTGAATTTATATTAATTGAGTTTGGTTGCAATCTTGCTTCTTGTTTGTTACCTTGAGATAAAATAGGATTATATACCTCCATTGTTCCATTAGTTTCAAACACAGCTTTATTGATTACAAATTTAAGATCTTCCCACTGCGAAGCATCCCAAGTAGAAGCGTTCTGTGATTTGAATAGTGATCCTAAGTATGGTTGCTGTGATATAAATTCATCAGTTAGTAAATCAGATTCTCCAATTCTAGATATAAAGACCTTATACTTAGTTGACCATGACGCTAAACATATTGCGTATTCAGTTCCACTACCTTCAAGATATACTGGAGCTTCAAAATTAAATCTAGTCGCAACAGTTCCATTTGTGGATACGTTAATTTGATCGGGTGGTTTAATTATTTCAGAGAATGGTAAAATTTTCTGCGTCGGAACCCCTCCCTCCATCGTTCGGATTTGGAATGTCATGGGAATATCCATGTCATCTTTAGTCTGGAAGTAACAATCACAACTAGTAATGAATATACCACCATCTTCGTTAACTTGGAAAGATTGTGCTAATGGATCATACCAAACATTTTTCTTATCTTTAGTTTCTTTTGAACTAATTGCCTCGGTCTTTATAACACTTGATCCAGTCAATTCTCTAGTTGATCTTTCCTGTTTAGAATGTTTTGTTTGAATAACAGCATTTCTAGTAGAAATAATATTTTCTTGAACCGTCTCCAAAGTTCCAGATGCTGTATAAGTATCCTCACCAAATGTATCAGTATTTTCCTGATCATTTGATTTATTATCAATCATAGTAAATGTTTTTACTCCTGTCTCAAACTTTGGATGATTACCACTATTAGGATTTGGAATATAAAAACTACCAATTAAATTTGCACCAAGGTCAGAAATTAATCTTCTCGCACTAACAACTGCGGTAGCACCACTAGATGCTCCTCTAAGTTCCATTCCAGTTCTAATATATCCATAGAAATCTCCTTGTGGTTGATCTGCTAATGATTTTGTATCGACATTTAAAATTGTTGATGTAGAGGAATATGTTGCTGGCATATTAGTAGCACCACCACTTGCAGATGCAAGTTGAACAGTACCTGGTGTTCCTAAGTATGTCTCAAGACCAGTCGCACCAACTTGAGAGATATATGGGTTCTTAGTGAAAACTTCTGTAGGAGCATTATATGGGCCTGCTCTATGATTTGCTTGTGCTACTCTAAATCTAATTGCAGGAACATCTGTTCCTTCAGCTGGAACACCAGATCCTGGCATTGATCCTATAACAGTCTCTCCAACTTTAAAAGTTCCAGACTCCATTGTAATTTCAGTTAATTTAGGAGTGCAATATTTGGTAACATGAACACCATCAAAGAATCCAAATAACTCTGTAAGTGGTTTACATTTTGTCACTCTAAATTCAACGTTTCTAGAACGCATATTAGTGATAATATCACGACTTACAACTCTGTCTCCGATTGATTCATTATCAAATTGTTCAGTAACAAATTTTCTTGTTCCAGATCTTTGCTGATCTTGAAGTTTATATGTGTCACGAACGGTATCTTCAAAAGTTGTTGTAGTTGTAGTAGTAACCATTTGTGAGTGGTTAACACCACTACCACCATTAATCCAACCTGCTTTAATAATTTCTTCTTGTTCTGGCCCAACATTTGTCTCTTTCCTTTGTTCTTTACGATCATCAAATTCTTTTCCAGTCCATGTTGTTTCCCAAGAGTTCCATTGTATTGGTGATAAACCAGTTTGTGGATCAACCCCAAACTCTTGCATAGCTTGTGCCATGACACCAGCAAAGTTACCCTCTTGTTGAATTATTTTTGCATCAAGTCTTGCAGTATCTGTCCATGTATCTGACTGTGGAGATAATTTAACTGCTGCTTGCCAGAAACTAACCAAGAATGGTGTAACACTCTCTGTTCTAGTAGCAAATTGTTGACTTAACCACTCAACTTCTGTATACGCAAGTGTAACTACGTCATTCTGTTTTGTAACATTTGTTCCTTCAACATTTAAGAAAGCAAGATCAGTTCCAGCTGCAACATTTTCAACAGGCCCTGGCTGTAAATCTAAAGATGTGCAGTAATGTTGAGGCCTCATTTCATTACGACTAGGATCCAAACTACACTTTATTTTAAATCCATTAGTTTCTTGTGATTTAAGAGTTGTAAAGTTATCAACGAAGAAACCCGATTTAAATTTATTCAACCCGTCAGCATCGGGAACAAACAAATTTGAGGTTTGTGTCTCAAGTAAAGATAAAGAAGTATAATATTCAAGATTCTTGATTCTATCTTCAAGATCTTTAATATCTTTCATTCTATATCTCTTATATTTTAAGAAATCTATACTTGCTTGTCTTGGTTGAAATAGGAATGGAGGTAAAACGATACTTGCTAATTCTATAGCATCATCAATTCCAGTTGGTCTTTCTCTTTTTTCTGATGGATCGCCATATTTAATTTGGAATTTTCCAGTCGAATCTAAGAAAATTCTATCAACTCTACCAACAAAATGAGAAAAGTCTAATGTGATTGATTCGTCAGAAGCTAATATATTTTTAGCAGAACCACCTGAAGATGTAAATGTTCTTCCAAAAAATTCAAGTGGAGATCTTACATTTTCAAGAACAGTGTATTGAGATACTTTTGGTCTGATATCAAGTGTGTCTGTCACATATTCATTATTAATCATTGGAATATCTTTACTATAATTCCAACTACTGTATGAGTTTCTTACTGTAATGTCTCCTTCATCAGTTGCCTCATAATAACCGTTTTGAAAATATATTTTTAATTGTTTTTTAGGTGCTTTAGCATTTACTCTTCTTGTAATATATCCATAATCATAAAAAGTGCTTCTTTGACCTGTATTAAAGGTATAATTTGCTGATATGTTTCTACTAGTATTATCTAAAGTAGTAATTAAACCTTGAACAGCTGATTCTTCAAATTCTACAATTTCACCCTCTTCAAAAGCGGTTTCATTTTTTGTGATGTATGTAATTTGAGCATCTGTTATAGATTCAGCTACAATTGCTACAGCACCACTATTTTGACCCATTATTTTCTCACCTATAACTAGGTCTGTTGTTTTTCCAGATGGGCCATTTAAAGATGTTAATGTCATCTTAGGTGCAGATGCTTCTGAAGTATTGGTAGATTCAAAAATACCTTGAATTTTAATAACATCAGCTTCATTTAATACTATTTTTTCATCCTGAACTCTTGTTCCTATGGGGAAGTTTCCAGATGTTAAACCATCATTTAATGATGTCGCACCAATACCTGATGCAGAATCTCTTGAATAATTGACAACAGTTGCATTTACACGATTTAATTTTTTTTGTTTTGCAGAAGGTTTAGATTTTGAAAGAGTCGCTATCAATGTGCATCCTGTGGTTGCTGCACCCAAACCTTCAATTTGTAAAACAGTATTGCCAGCAGTAAACAAAAACATATCATCTCTTAACGCAACAGTTGATCCATCAGATCTCATAAAGACATATCTCTCTTCATCAAATGGTAAGAAAGATTCATTATCACCTGCAGCTAATGCAGCAGAAAGTTGACCTAATCCTGTATTTGGATTAAGTGCAACATCAACGTCATATGTTTTTCTAATAGTTAAAACCGAATTAGTAAGATCAACATCTGAAATAAAGGCTTTAGGTAATAGTGCATATAATTTAGTTTCTGTAGATCTTTCTAATGGTGATGTTTGTAGTTTTAAACTAGAAACATTAGTAGAAGATGTAGGAATTTCTCCACTTGCAACACCTGTAACTGTAGTTACACCTGTTAATTCAACATCATTAGTATTAACTGCGGTTACTCTTCCAAATGAGGGAACATTATTTCCTAAACCGCCAAATGATAAAATATTTCCAACTTTTACTGAACTAGGGAATAATGGATTTTCACTAGTGACTGTGCATATACCTGTTACATTATCCTTTGCAGTAAATTGAGCATTACCAAAATCAATAGATTTTCTTTGTATAACATCACCATTAAATGTTTTTGCAAAACCAACATCACCCAAATCAGGGCCACCATATATTGATTTTACATCTTGCATACCAAAAGATGTTATTGCAGTAGCAACACGATTATTAGATATTCCATTTATTTCAAACGGTTCATTAGTTATAAACTCTCCAGATTTTTCATAAATTTCTAAAGATGTGCTATTAGAAACAGCAGATCTTAAAAATCCTGTAGCACCACTATACTTTCCTTTGATCTCAGTTGGTATTGAAAATGTAACTGGTTCATTTAAAGTTACTTTAGAGAATAATTGAATGTCATAAAGTGATACATCCCATTCATTTACATCACCGTTAGAAGCAGTATAAGAACCAGATTCTAATGCAAAATCATAAACTCTAGCAACACCGATCTCTTGACCACCAGCACTTATTCCACTTGCACCTTGTCTTTGATCTCTTAAACTAACAATATAAGTATTTCCGATTCCAATTTGAGGTGCACCATATACTCTATTAAGTCTTGCTGAATTTCCTGTTTTGTATGCAACTCCCTGACCCTCTAATTTTTTTGAAGTTCTTGGTTTTGGTGCATCTATGTATGTTGAACTGATAGTTTCTACTTCATATCCTTTTACAAATGCTTTTCCAGGCCCAACTTGATACAATGCTAAATCATCAGATGCTAAAGTTCCACCTTGTGTAAATTCACCTCTTTCATATACTCCATTATTACCAACGTTATCATTTAGTGAATCTTTCATAGAAACACTAAAGTTCTTAACAACATAATCACCAGATTCTGCGTATGTTCTGCGAGCTAATTCATCTTGAATAAAACTATAATTAGTATTTTTAACTTGAGATCTTAAAATACCATTGTCAATAACTGCTAATTCTACAAAATTGGAATCATTAAAATCATCTAAAGGTTTGGCAAATAGACTTACCTCAATTTTTAAACGATCTGCACCTGGTGCTGCATAATTATTAAATCCTTTTGAGTTATCTGCCAGTCTTTCATCTTCATCTGCATTAATTATATCTTCATCAATTCTTAAACCAACTCTAGCACTAGGTTCATTTGTATATTGGGATAATAAAATTGTTTCGTCTTGAACCTGAACAAAATTACCTCTTATAAAATAAACACCATTGGATATTGAAAAAGATGCAGCAGTGGAAGTTGCATTAGTTGCAACACATGATGCAAAAGATTCTCCAGATGGTATAAAAGCATTATTTTGAGGCCCAGAGGTGATATCACTATCTGCTATTAATAGTTCTCCATCAGCAAAAACTTTAATACTGCTATCTTCCACACCAGAAGACATATATGAAATATACAGAGTCAAATTACCATTCTCACTATTCTCAGACATGAGAACCTGTTTAACTATTGCTGTTACACCAGTTGTAGCTCCAATTATTTTTCTATCAATTATCTGCTCAATATAATATTCTACAGGAACTCCTAAATGGCTATTATTCAACTCAACAGCAAAATATTCAGAAGAATACGCAGTGTTACCTGGTATTACTTTTGCACCTTCTTTAAAGAAGTGTTGACCAAATTTTTCAATTTGGTTTTGTAGTATAGACTGAAGACCTGATAATTCTCTTGCTTGTACGGGATAACCAGGCTTGAAAAGAACCTTATGATAATTATCATTCGGATCGAAATCATCAAAATAAGGTGAAACGTTAAGATTAGTTTGCTGAGCCATAGTTAATTAGAACTGTAATATTATTTTGATGTCTTCTTTTTGATTGGAAGATCTAGTA